ATTCTTTTTCAGTAAAGATTTTGAACTCCCATCTTCTATCATCACAAAACTCTTTCGCAGCTCGCCAGTTTGCTTGGTTTTTAGCATACTCAGCGACCTCATAAATGTAACCTTTTGTTTTCTTCTCCAAGATGGGTGGTTGTTGTGTTTGTCTGAAAGGTTTTACTTCGATAAGTGATCTTTTAATTTTACCGTTTGTGTCTTTGTATTTGATATAAAAGTCTGGAAAGTATCTGTGTATTCTATTGTCTAGTGGTGATCTATATGGGATGGCGATCTCCTCACTACCCCACTCTATGATGTTTTCATTCTTGTCACAATAGACCATGAACTTTCTTTCCCACAAACTGCGATAAATAATGTTTGTAGGGTTCCCTCTATACTTTTTTGTATTACTGGGTCTATATTTGCCTTGATATGACATAGAGTGATCACTGTATTAGAGATATTTAGATGTCAATTGCAAAAAAGATTACAGAAGTAGCACCACTTCTGACTAGACTTGCACAAAGTTCGCATTACGAACTGCGCATGACTGGGTTACCTGGTGATGTTATGACCTTCTTAAATGCAAGAGGTGTATCCACTGCATTTATCAACGGTGACGCAGGTTTACTTTGCTATGAGGCTGTTCTTCCTGGATCTGCTCTTGCAACTGCTGACATCTACGGTGACTTCATGGGAGTCACACAAAGATATGCTCACAGCAGAATGTATGATCAACTGACACTTGGTTTTTATGTTGATCTTGACTACAGTGTATTGAAGTTATTTGAGCACTGGATTGAATATATTGCATCAGGTTCCAACGAGAGCAAGTCTCAGGCAGGATACTATGTTAGAATGAGATATCCAGATTCTTATAAGTGTGCAACTGGATTCTCTATCACGAAGTTTGAGAGAGATGATGTAATTCCACCTCTAGAATATAACTTCTTCAATATCTTCCCAACATCCTTGAGTTCTACTCCTGTCTCTTATGATGGATCTCAAGTCCTGCGTGTCAATGTAACTCTTTCTTATGACACATATCAATGTGGCAAGTCATCTAGTGCTGCTAGAGCAAGGAATACTGATGAAAATAAAAGTGGTGGAAACACCTGATATATACTATATGACATGAATCGGTTATTATGCCTTTACCAGTAATTGCAACACCAACGTACGAACTTACTATTCCATCAACTGGCAAGAAGATCGAGTACAGACCTTTTCTTGTGAAAGAAGAGAAGATTCTTCTGCTGGCAATGGAGTCAGAAGATAATAAACAAATTACCAAAGCCGTAAGACAGGTTCTATCAAACTGTGTCGTCACTAAAGGTGTCGATGTAAATGATCTAGCGACGTTTGATATTGAACTGTTGTTCCTAAACATTCGCGGCAAGTCTGTTGGTGAAAAGATTCCCATTATTGTCACATGTGAAGACGACGGTAAAACCGAAGTCGAGGTTGAAGTTGATGTTGATGACATCAAAGTAACATTCGACAAATCACATAAAGACACAGTTGATATTGGTAATGGTTACTTCGTCAAGATGAAGTATCCCAAGTTTGAAGAATTTGTTGAGAATAACTTTGTTGGTGGTAGTGATCAATCATTCAAATTGATTGCTAAGTGCGTCGATACCATCTACAACGATGAGGAATCATGGGATTCGGCTGACTTTACTGAGAAGGAAATGATCGAGTTTCTCGAACAGTTCCCAACTTCACAGTTTAAGAGTATCGAGGCATTCTTCGAGACAATGCCTAAACTAGAGCACTTAATTACTGTAACAAATCCGAAGACTAAGAAGAAGAACAAAGTTCTTCTGGAGGGACTGGCATCTTTTTTCAGCTAGCACTCTCACATGAAAATGTAGAGAGTTACTACAAGACAAATTTTGCCTTGATCCAGCACCATAAATATAGCTTGACAGAGTTGGAAAACATGATCCCTTGGGAGCGTGAAATTTATGTTAGTCTGCTGTCTCAGTATCTTGAAGATGAAAGATTAAAGGATCAGCAGGCGAATGGCATCAGGTAAAACTGACAACTTATTAAAAGCGATTCTGGCCGAGGGTAAAGATCCCGAGACTGGTGAATACTTATCGCCTGCAGAACGCAAGGCGATGTTCAAAAAGGTCAAAATCTCTGGTTCCAAAGTATTTGGCAGAGGTGGTGGCGGAGGAAACGTAAGAGGCGGAAGTCGAGGGTCGCTCCCTGGTGCTGGTGGAGGAGCGCTTGCTCTTAGGAATCCACAAGCCGATGCAATGGATGACATTGCAAGTAAACTAGATAATATTCTTGTACTGATCAAACGAGATGCAGATCAGGAAAGAAAGCAGAGAACAGTAAATCAAGAGGCTCAGAGAAAAGCAAGAGAAAAACTTCTCAGAGGTTCTGCAGAGACACAACTAGAGAGTGTCAATAAAGAGAAAGAGAAGAAGACAGATGATGCCAAGAAAGGCATCAAGATGCAAATTCCATTCCTGGAGAAACTTGCTAAGTTCTTGACGATCTATGTCGCTGGTTGGGCGACTGATAAGTTCATCAAGATGTATCAAGCAGCTCTTGATGGAAATATTTCAGAGTTGCTGAAGTATAGAGATATATTAATCAATCAACTTGGCAAGTTGTTTGCTCCAGTTGCTAATATTGCAAATGGGTTTTTGAGATGGATTACCAGGACTGTTGTCAGAATTGGACAGTTTGGAACAAAGATTGGTAAGAAAGTATTTACCAAGGCTTTTACTGCAGTTAGAAGACTTGCTGTAGGAATGCTCAACCGATTGAAGAGCATTGTCCAGAATCCAATGAAGTTCTTGACAGATAAAGCAGGACAAGGACTCAGAGCAGTTCAGGGCGGACTTGGTAAGTTGGGTAATCTTGCCATGAACAAGGTTCCTGGATTGAAGGGAATCGTAGGTGCTATCCAAAAAGGATCTAACTTTGTTGGTGGTTTAAGTAAGAATGCAGCTAAAGGATTTGGTGGATTAGTGAAAGGTGGAATGAAGTTCCTGAATCCTAAGGTGGCACTTGGGAAATTAATTCCAGAATTTTTTGGTAAAGCAGCCGGTAAACTTGGTGGAGGATTGCTTAAATTATTTAAGGGAAATGTTCTTGGTGTTGCTATTGGTTCTTTGATTAATATTAGAGAAAGACTTGCGGCAGAGCAATCTCCAACTCAGGCAATAATGGTTGGACTGTTGAAAGGACTGGCATCTGGTGTTATTGCTGGTACAATCACCGCTGCTCTAAGCGGACCAACATTTGGTTTAGGTGCTCTACCTGGATTGCTTTTGGGCGGATTCCTTGGTGAGGCTGCAGGTAATCTTCTTGTTGGACCTCTAGATGATTGGTTCTCTAAACAACCAAAGACAGAGAATGCGTTTGATAAGTGGTTCAATAAGACTCTCACCGATAGTCCTGGAACAATAAAGAGTATATTTGGTTATGACACCAGGGAAGCTAACGCTGCAAACCCCTCTGGGTCTATACCAACTCCTGGTGCTGGAACTGGTAATGAATCTAGACTCTCTCCTGGTGGAGCAGTTAAGAACGCAGATGTAATCACACCACAGAGAAAACCAAGAGTTAGCACACCTACGATGCCACCTGTTTCTGCGTCTGGAGGACAATCCAAAGTTCAAACTGTACCGAATAAACAACAGGTTACAGGCTTGCCTTCAATGAATCCAACAAATGATGCAAATCCATACTTGGCATTCTCTTATTCCATCTATAATGTATTAGTCTAATGGCAGCTGGAGCACTCGCGATACGTCCTATAACCAGAACTGCTGCTGCCAGCGTTGGTGGCAACTCGGCTGCGCGTGCCAAGAAAACAGTCATTAATATTGAAAAGGTTCTTAGGAAGAAGATTAAAGATAGTAGATCTACATTTTCAAAACAAAGAAGGACTGCTGCTCGTGTTAAGGAACAAGGTACAAGAACAGCAAGTGAAGCAGGACTAGAGAAAACCTCTAAGTTCAGAATGAATTTGTTAGACAAAGTTCCAAACAGTGGCGTAGATGCATTTGCCAGGTTGATGAACTTTTTGGGTCTATACCTTACTGGTTGGGTCGTAGATAAACTGCCAAAGATCATCAATGCTTTAAAAGATCTGCAGAAGAGAATTCAGTTTCTGTCTGGACAATTTGGTAAGTATGTTGAAACAAGTGTTGGACTTATCACGGCAACTGGTAAACTGATCGCTGCTAAAGGTAAGCAAATTCTTACTCTAGATTTTGGTGATAAGAGTGGAGATGTCAAGAAAGCACAGGATGAACTTGATCGAGCATATGATGAATTGGAAGATGATTATGATAAAGCAGTAAGGATTCTCACCGCACCTTTGGGATCTTATCCTACTGAAGAAGTTGGAAGGGGACAATCTGCGGCACCGACTGGTGCTGATGCTTCGGGTGGAGCAGTATCAATCAATGATAAGAATGCTAGAGCACTGTTAAATGCAATCGCTGAGGCAGAAGGAACATCTAGATATGCAAATCAAGGATACAATACACAATATACTGGAAAACAATTTGAAGGCACAGAACACCCTAGAGAAATCTTGGGTGATAGTAGTTTAAGATCAGATGCTGCTGGTAGATATCAATTCTTAAGCACCACATGGGATAGTGTGATGGGTGGTGAAATGACACCTGATAGACAAGATGAAGCTGCTTTGAAACTAGTTGCTGGTAGAGGTGTTAATATTAAAGATGGACTTTCTGAGTCAGAAATTTATAGAATTGGTGGCGAATGGGCGTCTGTTGAAGGTGGACCTCAGATGAAGAGAGGTGGTGGATATGGTGGTCAGGCCAAATACAGTGCAAAACAATTCATGCGACTGTATGAGAAGTATGGTGGCACTGTTCAACCAGGTGCTGGTGATGGTAGACAATCTAGAAGCGGTGGTCAAACACCAGCATATTCACAGGCTGTTGCTGTTGGTCGTGCATTAGAAAATGATGGATATCGTGCATGGCAACATCCAGATTTTGATGTTGATCGAGGATACACTGGTTCTGGTCGAGAACGTGTAATGAGAAGGAGTTACAACTCCTATCATAATTTTGGCGAAGCACTTGACTTCCCACTGTCACATAACAGTGAAGCAAAACTAGACAAGTTATCAAACTACTTCAAAAACAATCGTTCAAACCTTGGTGTTGCTGAACTGTTGTGGAAGAATGATCCTAACCACTATGATCACCTTCATGTTTCTTTCAAAGGTGGTGGTAAGAGTGTTGCTAGTATGCCTGGTAGTTCACTGGCTCCATTGCCTGCAGATGAACCCATGACAGCAGAACAAAGTGAGTATCTTAAAAATTTACTTGCATCAATTGCTTTATCTAAATCTGGTCAG